TATCTACACCTATGACGAGTTCGGGGAACAGCTTAAAAAGCTGGGCGGCGCAGAACGTGGAGGCGCTCATTACCTTGTAGACCTTATCGCGGTTCTTATCGAAATGTACTCCGAAGCCACCGGTGTACTGAGCGTGTCCGGCGACCTGAAGCGCGAGCTTATGGAAAAGATGGACAAGCAGATAGCCGCCGCAGTAAAGCGCGAGGCGCTTGCGGATGATGTAAACCCGTTAGATTACGCGAAACAAAATCCAGATAGCGATACAGCAAAAGCGTTGCTTGCAAGGGCTAGAGCCGAAGACGGGATTACCGAGCCCATCCTGAACTTTTTTGGGTTGTCCGAGCCGGTATCGTTTCATAGCGCGATAAACAACAACAGATCGCTTCTAACGGGCGGCTTCATGGGTCGAGCGCTGATATTTGAAGAGCTGGAGACTGTTCCAGTAGCTAAAGAACCGTCCGAGGTGAAGCGCGCCCCGATGCCAGAGCATATCCTCATGCAGTTACGGGCTCTTGCGTCCGGTGGTAGCAGTGAGGTTGGCTCTGGCCGAATCGAACGGAAAGGTGGCTGGCAACATATCGGATGGAGCGACGAGGCGCGGGCCACCTTGAAAAACATCCATCGGTACTGGAATGAAGTGGCAGTGCACGAACGCGACATAGGATCAGGACTGGAAAGCCAGGCGCTTGGTGCGGCGGAGCTGGCCATCAAGGTGGCCGGCATCCTGGGAGCGGCCAGGCGAGAAATATCCGCCGATGATATGGGCTGGGCGCACGAGCTGGTAAAGCGTGTGACTCACATGAAGATAAACAAGGCTAAAGCTGATGATAGTCTCGAGTCCGCCAGCGCAGAGGAAAAAGGGGACGGTTTATTGCTTGCCATCATGACGTCCATTGAGAACGCGGACAAGGAACTGACGCTGGGTGTTCTTAAACAGCGTGTCCCTGGCGGTAGAAAAATTGGGGACGGGCCAATTCAGGCAGCGCTAGACCATCTAGTTACCCATGGGAAGCTTAAGGTTGATCACCGGAAAGGGAAAAATGGGCGAACTTTTGCTTATTATTCCCTTGCATAATCTGCAATGCCTTGTTACTATTCAGTTCGTAACAAGGCGGCACGAATTACAGGAGAAAACAATGCTTTCCGAATTGGTAGATGAACTTAAAAAGTACGACCGGGCAGAAATTGCCTACAGGTCAGGCGTTTCAATTGGAACGGTTAACAACATCCTTTCCGGGTCGAACAAAGACCCGAAACTGTCAACGCTTACCGCGTTACAGAATTTTGTAGAAGCAAAGAAAACAGAATAAACACAGGAGCAATAAAGATGAGCTTTCTTTCCAAGGCTGCTAAGCCTTCCGAAAAGCCGCCTGTCCCCCCAATGCTTGCTATTGTCGGATCACCCGGAACGGGCAAGACCAGCTTAGGCGGCATGTTTCCAGGGGCAATCATCGTGCAAGCAGAGGACGGCTCCAGCGTCTTCGAAAGCTGGTCTGAAGAGGTGCAGCCGACTGTATTGCCGCGCCTACCAAAGGCGTCCAAGGATGGTATGGGAAACATGCAGCGAAGCACTCGGGAATCTGTTAATTCATTAATGGACGAATTGATCACCACCGATCACGGCTTCCAGACACTGGTAGTGGACAGCATCACCAGCCTGGATAAGCTGTACTGCCATGAGATTGCTTTGCGCGACAACGTGGCGACTGTGGCAGATGCGTCCGGGGGCTTCCACAAGGGCTATACCGAGGTCGCGAACTGGCACGCGGAGTTTGTTTACAAATGTGAACAGCTCCGTGCCGTGAAAAAGATGGGCATTGTTTTTCTGGTGCATACCGGCATAAAAAAGATTCGCAATCGTCCAGACGCAGCGGCAGACTATAGCGTTTATAGCATGGATATGGACAACCAGTCACTTTCCGTTTACACCAGCCACTGTGACGCGGTTCTGTACCTCGTTAAAGATGAGTTTGTACAGGGCGCAGAAACCAACAAGCGCGGACAAACGACTAAATACGGGCGCTTAATGCAGACTGGCGAGAGGAAGTTAATCACTACTGGTGATGGTCTGATTGGGTACGTGAACGCTAAATCACGATACCCAATGCCTCCAGAAATCCCGGTGCCAATGGGCGAAAACCCGATTTTGAATTACATCCGTTTTTACAATCCGAACGCAGTACAGCAGTAAAGAAGTAAAGCATTACGGCAGTAAAAGCAGTAGCCGCAGTAAATAAAGTAGACGTAGACGTAGATTAACAAAGCCGTTTTAAGAGGTGGCAATAATGAGCAGTTTTTGGAGTGCAGCATCAGGCGAAAACCTGGCCCAGCAAGTTCAACAGGATGGTGGTAAATTCGAGATGGGTGGAGGCGATCTTGCGCCCATCCCTGAAAACACCAACGTGCTGGCGATTGCTGAGGAGGCAAAGAACAGCGATTACCAAGGCGACACTTATATTAATGTTAAGTGGCGCGTTTCAAAACCCGCTGAATATGAAAACCGGGTTATTTTCCAGAAAATTCGAATTTTTGACCCTGCCAAGGGTGATAATGCGAAAAAGATGCTTGCGGCAATCGCCGCCAACGCTGGCGGGGGCTTGTTTAAAGCAATGGAACAGCGAAAGGAGAACGCGCCTAGTGATATGTCCTTGGCGCAAATCTGTAACCGACCTATGGTTCTGAAGCTCGGTGTATGGGAAACGGACGACAAAAGCAAGTCCGGTAACTGGGTGAAAGCGGTAGCTCCACACAAAGGCGCAGCACATCAGGCAGCACCTGCACCGGCTCCCGCGCCTGCACCGGTGGCTCCTGTTGATGATGGGTTTGATGGGTTTGATGACGATATTCCGTTCTAAATCAACCGCTTACGAACAAAAAGCCCGGCCAATCTCCGGGCAATATAACACAGGAGAAGTAGAATAATGACCGCCCCACAACAATCCCAAGAATGGCTAGAAGCTCGCAAAGGCCGTATCACCGGAAGCATTATCGGTGCCGCGCTTGGCCTTTGCCCCTGGCGTAAACCTGCCGAAGTCATCCGCGCCATGGTGCGGGAGTATCACGGCGCTGAAACTGAGTTCAAAGGAAACCCCGCCACTGAGCACGGAAACCAGCACGAACAGCGCGCCATGCTCGCGTTTATGCGTGAGACCGGACTTCACGTCGAGAAGTGCGGGTTTTTCCCATATGGCGACCGATTAGGCGCAAGCCCGGACGGCTTAACCAGTGATGGCGGAGTCTTGGAGCTGAAAGTGCCTTTCAGTCTGCGCAATGGCGGTGAATTCAAATCGCTGGATGATCAACCGCACTACGCCGCACAGGTGCAAATGGAACTGTTGGCAACTGGTCGGAGTCACGCCTACTTTGCGCAGTACATTGCGCCTAAAGGTGACCCACTATCACCGGACTACGTGCCAGAGCAAATCAAAATTGAACGAGTAGAGATTGACCACTCGTGGATTGACCGTAACCTTCCGGCCATCAATGAGTTTTACCAGTGGTATCTGTCAGAGCTGGACAACCCTGAGCACTTGGAGCCGTTGCGGGTAGAAATTGATGATAGCGAATCTGGTGTTCTAATCCAGGAGCTTGACGCCATCCGCAAGCGCAAAAAAGAGGATGAGACCCGAGAAAAGGAGATCATTAAAACACTAGTCGAAATGGCATGCGAGAAAAACGCGTTGATCCACGGGCGCAGCCTTACGCAAGTTGTACGTAAAGGGAACGTTCAATACGGCAAGATTCCGCAGCTTCAGGATGTAGACCTTGAGAAATACCGGGCGAAAGATTCGGTATTCTGGAAATTTAGCTGAGTGAAGTAGACGTACAGGCGGCCTAGCGCCGCCCATTTTTGGCTAGGTGTTAAGATGTTAGTCCCAAGGTTTTATCAATCTGACGCACATGATGCGGTCATTGAGCATTGGAAAAAATCCGTCCTCCCCGTTTTGATTGAGGCAGCAACAGGCGCAGGGAAAAGCGTTATCGTTGCTCTGATTGCCCGAACCCTTTACAACCTGAGCGGAGGCAAGCGTGTTTTGTGCCTGGCTCCCAGTGCTGAGCTGGTGACTCAAAACCACGAGAAGTATTTAGCCCTGGGCGAGAAGGCGAGCATTTACAGCGCCAGCGCTGGGCAGAAATCATTGCGGCACCAGGTGGTTTTTGCCACTGAGGGCACCTTTAAAAAAGTCGCCAAACGACTTGGTAGAGAGTTCGCGGGCGTCATTGTAGACGAGGCCCACAGACTCACTCCGACCATTCAAAAAATCATCGAAGAAATGAGACAGGGAAACCAGAATTTGAGGGTGTGCGGTCTCTCTGCTACGCCGTACCGTCTGCAAGAGGGTTTTATTTTCGGTATTGACCCCGATGGCAAGGCTCTCCCTGAGAGCATGGCGCGTGATCCGTATTTCCATCAGTGCGTTTACAGCATTGGCCCGCGCCTGCTTCTAGATTTGGGATTCTTGACCCCGCTGAAAGCTGGCACAATTAATGCTAGTCAATACGACACTAGCGGCCTGAAAATCCAG